TCCATAGGTTCAGCGTTCTTGAGCATGTTAACCAAGTGGTAAGAATCTACGTGTGAACTAGCTGCGTAGTTGGTATCTCGTAGATATATACCATTGTTTAAAACTGGAGTTGACATGTTTTATTTATTTAAGGGTTAGTTAATTTATCGTTTAAAAAAGTTATCATTTCTAGGAATACGGCGTTGAACCTTTTCCTCTTTCTCTACAATTGGCGAGCTAACTGTACGGCGAGCTTCTTCTGTTTTAAGCTGGCGTACTGTTTTCTCAACTTGTGCATTTTTGCCTTGCTCTCTGATCTTAGCTTTGTAGCCTTCTGCATCAGCTAGCAACCAAAGTGCTTCCGCTATTAGGTCATGTCTTGGTTCAACATATTGATATTTCTCCAATAAGTGTCCAAGCATGTTAGTTTGTTTTCCAGAAATTGAAGGATAATTAGGTTGAATAAGACCAGCGTATAACATACCTTGTGTCTTCTTATCTAATTTAACTCCACCAACTTCACCGTTTTTCAGGGTGTCATATACATTATGCATGTAGTCTTGAGCTGCCTGTTGTTGTTGTCTTTTCATATGCTCTTGTTGAGCAAGTTTTTGAGCAACAACTTGTTCGTGCATTCTGTCCAACTTTGGTTTGAACTTCAAGGCCTTAGCTTCAAGATCTCCTCTATCACGCCATTCCTCAATTTCTTCTTCAATATCATCTACTGAACCAAAGTTAGTAGCACGTAAATATTCACGTATAATGTGTTCTTGATCTTGGTCATCTCTAGGGTCTAGTCCTCTGGTTTCTTCAACCTCAGACAAGATTCTAAATAATCCTTTAAGATCTTCTCCACCATCTGCAACATATTTTGCTGCTGCTTGTAGTTCTTCAGGTAGTGCTTCAAAAAATTCTTTAGGGGTATCTTGGCGAATTTTGTTTTCTCTTTCACTAAAGTTAGCTTCAAGCAATTCTTCAAAATCCTTTAAAGAATATTCTTCTAAAGGTTTATCATCATCAAATGGTACCAATTGTCCTTTGTCAATAAGCTTTGTTACAAGCTCATGCATTCCGCTTTTATCAAGCTTAGGACGACCTGCAGTTTTTGCAGATGGTTCATCATCATCATCTTTAAGAGGTTCATCTAATACAGATGCTACCTCTTCTTTGGTAATAGGTTTTATCTTATTACCTTCTTCATCTTCCTCCTCTTCAGGAGCGTTGTCAAGGAACTTTGTGTCAACAGCTGCGCTGCTAAACAAGTTTGGTTTTTTTTCTTCATCTGGAAGCATGATATTATCAGCTCCTGGAATCCCTAATAATTCGTCAAGGTTTACATCAACTTGTGATACCTCGGTTGTTTCTGTGTTCGTAGACATATGTGTTTGTTGGTTTTATGTGAATGTCTTTACATTAATATACGCAAAACTATCTAAATAAATAAAATAAGTTTTAACAAAATAAAAAAAGTGCGCACTAGATAGCTACACACTTATTTTTTCTTCTTTTCATTAGCATTTTTCTTTACGTCAAACTTATTTTTGTTCTCCATTGCTATAGCTAATTGAGTATCTGCTATTTGTTTTTGCACATTAAGCTTCTCTCTTTCTAGTTGTAACTTTGAAGAATTCTCTTGTAAGCGGTTAGATTCTTTTTCTCTTTGTAATCCAGCGCTGTCTTGATATTGTTGAGTTTTTTGAATTTGACCAAGTATGTCTGCGTAATCACTTTGTTTATTCTCATTAATATCTTGCATTGAACCGTAGCCCGCAGATCTAATCTCAGCCTCAACAATTCTAGCTTGGCGATCTTTAGCATTCTCGGCAGCTTCAAACTCCATCTTCTGACGAGCCTCATCTTGCTTAGCTTTAAGCGCTTGCTCTTGCATTTGCTGCTCATGCTGCATTTGCTCTTGACGTTGTTGTTGCATTTTAGCATCAGAATCTTTAAGTATGCCATCAACCTCCGCTATAGAATCAGATTTGATAATGTTACCAAGATCAAAGATAGAAGCACCAGAAGTATTGTTGTTAAGTGCTAAACCTTTAAGTTGTTCAAGAACTGCTCTATGATTTGCTTTAGTAGTGCAGAATACATTTATATCACGCAGTAGTAACTCTGTACCATTCATTTCAAAGTTCTTACTCTCCTCAGTATTAGTTATATACCTAAGGCGTAATGAAGGTTTAGTAGAGTTATAATACTGTGCTAAGTCAGTACGCATTTGTTGTACACGCGGCATTAAGTAATCAGAATGCTGAATAAAGTACATCTCAGTTTGCGCATATGATCCTGCTACAGCTTGCTCAATTCCAGTAGCTGTATTTGTCTGGCCAAGTTGCTGACCCATGCGCTGTGGAGTAATACCAATAGTTTCAAAGGCTTGACCTTTAAAGTATTGTGCAAGTTGAATACGAGACATCAAGCGATTAGTTTGCTCAAGGTCAAGTTTTTGGTAATGCTGGAATGCTAATGCATTTTCTGTATTCGTGATTGAAGTATCTAGGGGAAGCATCTGGAAGTTCTTCATCGCCACATATGCCTTCGCTAAGTTATTCTTTCCCCAATCTTCTCCTAGTGAATGGCGAGGTAAAGCATTCTGATCCAGTAAGATAACCGTTCCTAGTTCATCTACAAGTATATCTGCAATTTGGTTATTCACAATGTTATAACCAATTTGAAATGGCTTCATCATATCTACTAAAGAAGTAGATCTTGTATTACGGTCTGAGAATACAGAGCCTTCTACAGGAAGCTTACAACCATAAAGAGATTCATCTCCTTTAAATTGGAACTTCAATGGTCCAACTTCATTTTGATTTATCCCTAAATAAATAGGATTAATACCTCCAGGGTTTTTAGTTCCCCAGAATGATGGGTGATGCGGTCCAATTTTAACTCCTCCCCAAACATCGTTAATCCAAATCCAATCTACGTGATCACCAAATACTAAGTTATCCTTAGTCTTATTTTTAACAAGACGTGTATTATAAACAGGTTTATCTACAGCCTTATAATCTTCTGTAACAATATCTTGAAGCACTGTACCATCATCAAAAATTTTGGTTAAGTGACCTACTTTGCGTTGTGATTTCCAATATACTGTGGTAACACGTAATAAGTTAACTGTTCCAAAATCATAGAAGTCTTCATTCTCGCTCATGATCCAGTTAACAATATCACCTCCTACTAGAGTATTATCCCACATTGAAGTAAACTGGCGATATCCTAAAGATGGCATATTGGTATTCCATTCATGTGATTTAGTACCATCATAGTAAGTACCATCATTTTGATAACCTTGAATAGGATAACCAGCAGAACGCACAGGGTAAATAGCCTCAAGAGTTGCTAGTTGTTCCTCAGTCATCAACCAACCATATGCATCTATTGCATCTGACACGGTCATCATATCAAACTTGCCTATCCAACTAGCATCTGACATGTAGCGTATCTCAGGAGACTTGTGATAAAATGTAAGTACTGGATTCCATAACTCAACTTGATAATCATCTTCCATCATACGGAAGTGCCAAAACTCGCGGTCTGTAATTAACATATCACGGAAGCCACGCTCTTCTAACTCGTCCATTTTAAAGCGCTCAGTATCAACTTGTAATTGATGCTCAGCCCATTGCTCAATCATGGATTTATATGACTTAGAAAAAAAGCTTTGAATCTCAGGTAAAGATTTTAATGCGTCAGGTTGCATTGCCTGTTGAAACTGCTCATCTTCTTCTCCAATACCCATCTCTTGTAGTGTCAGCATCATTTGCTTTTCGGCATCTGCTAATAATGTTTGCTCAAGCTCTGAGCGCTTAAGTTCCATCATCTCATTATAAGAGCGATCATCAACACCTTTAAATGAAACTTTACTATTTCTTTTTGCAAACTCTGCTACCAATGTATTAATTACATTAGGAACAATTGGATAAAACTTTAACTCAAGTGCGGATGCATCTTCTTTAGTTAAGCTATCAATCATATCCGCATACTCATTATCTTCTTCAATAATGTAGTCGTTTCTATCAATGATACCTTTAGCCAGCTTGTAGTTCTTAAGTAAGCGACGTGCATTTCTACGCACTTGTCTTAGACCTTGCCACTCAATCCAGTCAAGGTTCCAGTTAGCCCAATCCTTATCTTTTTGGTCGCGAGATATAAATTGAATAGGCTGGTTAAGAGTACCCATTTTGTTGTACTCAACTTTGGCACCAGCCTTAATTTGCATCGCATTGTATATTTCCATACTTATCTTATATTTCTAAATGGTTGTCTTGGTATCTTCATACCACTAAATCTATTACTTCCACCACCTACGTGACGGAAAGGGCTCATATTCAATTTACTGAAATTCTTGTTGTTATCCAAGTTTTTTGCTAGTCCAGTTTCCTCATAACGCTTTTTATAACCTCTATTTGCTTGTTGCACTTTAGCAAAAGCAATTAATGCTGCAAATGATACAAGTCTATCCACGTTAACCCCATCTCTATAAGCTTGCATTTCTCGCATCAACATGATGTCTGGAATACGCTCTATACCATAAGTTGTTTTAACCACCTTACCGTCATCAGTTGTTTCTTCATGAAGTTCTTCTTTAAGAAAATCAATTGCATAACTTATCATATGACTTTTAAATAAAGTACCTGTATTACGCCAGCCATATTCCTGGAATACATTAGCGTTAGCTCCTATATCTTTTAAGAATAATATTTGAGATCGCGGTACAAGATACTTCTGTTTTTTTCTATACATCATATAATTAATGAATTGGCTAATGTTATTCTCAACAATAGTCCAGGCATTATACCATTCAATAATTAATTCTAAACGCTCGTGTGTTTTATTAATATCATCAAAGCGCCCACACCAAGCAGCTACAATCTTATCATTCTCAATAAAGGTGTCAACTGTTTCTCCATCATTACGTGTTACTTCTACTGGTGTTTTATATATATAAATAGAACACAATGATTCTGAGGTAGTTGTCTTACCCTCACCCACGGGATCGACACTTCCATAGTACATCCCAAATTCAGGATCTTTAACTGGGCGCTCATATACCACAAGGGTACCTGTTTTATCCTCAGTACTTTTAGTAATTGGAAATTCTGTAATAGGAAGTTTATTAGTATCCTTTACAACAACATCACCCCTTTCATCCCTATATATATCTAAATACTCATAAGGATATTCTTTTTCTTCTATTCTGCGTATTTGTGCATTAACAAGATGTTGAGGAAATGCAGACACCGTTCTAAAATCAAATGCTTCTTTGATGTTTCTAGGGTGCTGTGATATACGGAGTTGATAATCTTGTGGATTTAACTGGCGCTTCCATTCTGCAAATTGTTCATCTAATGCCTTAAGAGATTCCTCTATTTGTGAATTACCAAAGCTGTCTATGTAGGGGGGCATTGACCATTGCTCAGGAATAAATAGTCCTGTTCTCCCAATTGTGCCCGCATCATCTATTAAGTTAGAATCTACAGCAAATATATCATTTGCTTCAGGACGCGTAATCATTTTCTTTAAAGGCTCACATTGAGACAAGTCACCCACAGATCCTGCAGCAATAAACATTCCGGTGGTCATGAATCCCGATTTCATAGCAGGGCGTATGTACTCAAAGGTTGTATCCATCTTAGGAGCAATACCGGCCTCCTCGTGAAAGAAGTACTTACACGGGCCCCCTACACCATTTGTGGGATCTTTCTCAAAAGACATACCTTGCATAACACCTTTAAGACCTATCTCAGATTTACGCTTTTGCGGGCCTGATACAGTCTCAATCTTCTGTTGCCACATCATAACCTTATTAGGGTTCATTGGACGGTACCAAGCAGTATGTTGATTTAAGAAAGCCTCGTATTCATTTAAGAATTTCCAGGTTCCCTTTTCATTAATATAGTCTTTAAGACTAGCACCTATCTTAAGAGTAACACCTTCCTCAAACCATATCTGATTAAGTAACTTACCGGCATGGTAGTATGATGATGCAATTTGACGTTTCTTTAAGATAGCAGCATGCCTATAGTTTAACTCTGCTAGGCATTCATATAGAGCTAGGTGATACTGAGCATCTCTAACATCAGCAAAACCAAATCTTTGAATCTCTTTATTAAAGATAGGTAGGAAGTTTAACCACATATAATAGTCACGTGGTATATACCAAGAGTTACCATTACTTTTATAGATAGCACCTACCCTACATTTATTCTTCTGGTCATTCCAGAATACTACAAAGTCTTTGGTTCCTTGTGGAGCCTTGCAGTAAAAACTAAATTCATTGAATTGTCTAGCTTGTTCATTAAACATGTTGCTAGTTTCGTCAAACTCATACAGACCAGGTTCTTTAAATATACTTTCTACAAACTCTTTAAAATTATCACGGGTAGGAAAGTTCGTCAATGACCACTCTCCATTCTCCCATGTAGGAATTTCTATATCTGTTTGTTGTAGCATGTTAATTACATTTGGTCATAAGCTAGACCTGCACCCCCGCGTGCGCGACCCCCTTGTTCTTCTTGAAGATCTTTGTAAGCACCTTTATAGGCCTCACGTATTTGTTGATATTTAGATGCTGCATTAACAAGTGCTGTTAAATTACCATCTCTACCATCTGTAATGTTTGTTGTTTCCATATACCTACCAAGTCTATCAAGCATTTGCTTAATACCATTGTAAGCTCTGGATGTCGGAGTCTCATATAGCTTCCTACAAAATTCTAATGCTCCTGGGATAAAATCATCTTCAGAAGTAAAGTCTGCATCTATTTCTGCTAGCACAAACTCTTCTTTATCATCATCCGCAATATGAAAAAAGGGATTAATATCTGGGTTCGGACAACTCATGTAGAACAAGTACTGATATACTTTTATATAATTCTCAGGATATTCATCCATGATCCTTCTAAGTGTAGGTAAGGTATAACAGCTCTCGCTTGGTATCATTACCCCGTTTTGTATATCAAATAACTTAACTAGCATCTTTTAACTTGTTTATTGTACTTATGACTTCAGTCTTAAGATAAGGTACATTATATTCTACAATTTTTTCTACTACCGGTTCACCAAATTGATCATATAAAACAACACGATTACCATAAGCATCTTTACCAGCTTCTTGAAATAGTACATGTTCAATAATCATTTTACCAGCCTTAAGCTTAGGATTATGTTTAAGAATCATATACATGTAGAAACTTAACTGTAATGCATAATGGTTAAGATTACAATCATCCAGATGACTGAGTGGAGCAAGCATTCTATCACTAACTCCTTCCCAATTAACATAAGACTCTGTCTTGATTTCTTTATTAGTTTTGTAATCATATATGTTTACTTTTCCATTTACTATTTCTACTCTGTCTGCTTGACCACAAAGAGCTGCACTCTTAAGATACATCATATGCTCAGGATATATACCATCACCTAGTTTTTGCTCAGGTGCGTTCTTAATGCCATCAATTTCAATGGGTTTAAAAACAGACACAATAATATCCTCTCTACTAATAGTATCACATGATAATAGGTCACGTTCTCTTTGATTGTGGTACCATGTTCCTAAGTTCATGGCCTTTTGAGATTCATTCTTCCATGCCTCCTTAATATCTTCTGGAGTCATACCATACCACTTACCCTTCTTGTTTTTAGAAGACTTAATAGAGATAGCTTCAGCATCAAATGGTTTTTTAAACTTAGATATAACACTAGTTACACTGGTCCATGTAATGTTCTCACTAGGATCAATGCTTGTGTAACTATGTGTATCAGCTTTAAATGATATCGCCATTGCTTTCTAGTTTAGCGTTTAAATCATCTTCTTCTTCCTCAGTCATTACAGCAAACCATCTACCTTGCGGGCATTCTGAGGACATGCTACGTGTTTTATATTTAAGAGAACAGCCGCACTCACTACAACAAGGCTGAGTACCGGGCACCTCACACTTATCCCCTACCAAATCTATAAAAGGACATGTACTACAGATATCATTTCTATAGCTTGCAATCTTCTCAATCTTTTTACGAGTAAAGTAATAGTTAAACATCCCCTCAAGGATTAACCATTTACTCTTCCAGATTCTCTTTATCTTTTGTAGCATATCGCTTGTTTATTATTTCTTGCTTTTTGATTTTGTAGGAGGCAAGTTCTTTCTTGATATCCGTTAGTCTTTTTAATCGCAATGTAGTTTCAGAATATGCATCATATCGCTTAAAAGTCTTAGGTGGTTGCATCTCCGAATACCTTATATAACTTTGTATCTTTTCTTCTAGCGGCTTAAACATTATCTCAAACGTACCTAAGTTAATTATCTCAAGTCTTGGTGCCCCTAAACCAGACATGCTTTTTCTTACTGATTGCCAATAAAAATCAAGCACATCTTTAACTAGAGTTTCATCAAAGCCTAGATCAGTTGCTACTTCTTTGTAAAGGGTCTTCGCTTTCTTCGGATTCAA